TGGAGTTCAAAGAGTTCGCTGCTTATACAAATGAGATGCTTACTTATTGTATACGAGATGTGGAATTGAATACTGCTGCATATTTTAAACTCAGAGAAGAGAGTCGTGGCTTCTCGCTTGACTCTATTAAACTTGAGCAGGATGTAGCTGCTATCATGAAGATACAGGAAGAGCATGGCTTCTACTTTGATTTTAAAAAAGCAGAGCTTCTTCTTGCTGAGATACGTGAAAGGATGCAGGTTGTTGAAGGAGAAGTGACTAGTGTATTTCATCCTAAGATTACTAAACTTAAACTCTTCCCTCGCTATACCAAGACCAAAGGTATTTCAAAGATTGCAGAAGATGCTGACGGTAATGGCGTAAGGTTAACAGAAGAAGAGTACGCATTGTTTCACGAAAAGAATCATGCCTACCCTTTAAGCATTACAAGAACATCATCCATTGAGCTTAACCTTGGGTCTAGATTACAGATCGGAGAGTACTTGAAAGACTTTGGCTGGAAGCCCACTGAGTTTACTGTTAATGATAGACCAGTAGTTAACGAGAAAACACTGAGTCAGATAAAAGGTATACCAGAGGCTGAGCTTATCAAAGAATTCTTTCTGCTTCAAAAGAGAGAAGGTCAGATAAAGTCTTGGCTAAAGTTCCTTGGCGATGACAATAGAGTACACGGGTTTGTTATAGCGAACGGAACTATCACAGGACGTATGTCACATCTAAGTCCCAACATGGCACAGGTTCCTAATGCTGGTTCAAAGTATGGAGAAGAATGTAGATCATGCTGGACTGTACCCAAAGGATATAAATTAGTAGGTATAGATGCCAGCGGTTTAGAGTTAAGGATGCTGGCTCACTACATGGACGACAAGGAGTACACAAATGAAATCATTAACGGCGACATACATACCACTAATCAAAAACTTGCAGGACTTGAATCAAGAAATCAGGCTAAGACTTTCATCTATGCACTCCTATACGGAGCCGGAGATGCTAAGCTTGGAAGCGTGGCTGGAGGAGGTGCAAAAACTGGAGCAGACCTTAGAAAATCATTCTTTGATAATCTCCCATCATTTGCACATCTTAAAGATAAAGTTAGCAGAGCAGCATCAAAAGGTCATTTAAAAAGTTTAGATGGTCGTAAGATTTATATACGTAGTGAACACGCAGCACTTAACTCTTTGCTACAGGGAGCAGGTGCCATCACTATGAAGAAAGCATTGGTTATCTTAGCTGATAAGATCAAAGATATAGATGCTCACTTCGTAGCTAATGTACATGATGAGTGGCAGATCGAGGTTATAGCTGAACATGCTGAGCTAGTAGGTAAGCTGGGTGTAGAGGCTATCATCGAAGCTGGTAAAGTTCTTAAACTTAATTGCCCACTTGATGGGGAATACAAGGTAGGAGATAACTGGAGTGAAACACACTAATAAAAAGAGCTTATGTTTTTGTGCTGAAGTAGAAGAATATCTTCCCATACGATACGATTTGAAATTAAAAAAATATGTACCTTCAGATCCTTCTGATGAATGGGAAACGTGGGAGGAACATTATTTTGAAGACAGTCCTCCTTACACTCTTAGTATAGGTAGTCATTCTTGCTCTATAACCACCCACTGGAGACACCCCAGTGAGGCAGAGTTTGGAGACAGTGACGAGATTTGTTTTTACTGCGCCAAAAAGATGCTGAAAAATAAAACAAAAGAGAATCATTTATAATGAAACTAACTAACGTGAAAGAGATTAACCCTAAGACAGGTAAGCCTTATTACTATAAAGATAACCCGGCTGCTGTAAAGCTACGTGATTCTAAGAGGATGTACTTGAATGGTAAGGAAGTTTCTAAGAGTCATACCCTACATAAATCAGGGCGCTATAAATCATTTCAAGAAGCTGCCTTCTCATCTCTTCCTAAGTACACACTAACCAAGGAAGGTTATGTTTACATCTTATCTAACCCAGCATGGGAGGGGTGGTACAAGGTAGGCATGGCTGCTGACATTAACGATAGAGTGAATAGCTACCAGACATCAAGTCCACTACGCGACTACTATCTAGAGCATTACATTGTCACATCCGACAGGCGAGCAGCAGAGAAAAAGATACACGATAAACTTATAAAAATATCTAAAGGTGTAGCGGGTGAGTGGTTTGACGTGTTACTATCAGAAGCAATTAATGTTTTAACTAAACACACAGACGAGATACAGGATGACGAAGAAGAAAATAAACAACTCAAGCTTGAGCTTAGATACTCTAGTAGCTGACATATATAAATCATTATCAAACTTATCCAAGGGTAAGGCTCTTAAGATAGCTGATAAAGATATAGAAGATTTCGGAGAGAGTGTAAAGAAGGCTGTTAAAAGCTGGGCATCTCCGCACAAGCAGTCAACTGGTTTAAGAATGTCTAACATAGGACACCCGGCAAGGAAGCTGTGGTATGAGTCTAGAGTATCGTTAGCAGATAAATCAAAGCACATGCCAAATGAAGCTACACAGATTAAGTTTCTGTATGGACATCTGCTAGAAGAGTTGTTAGTCTTATTCATTAAGATGTCAGGACATGCGATAACTGATCAACAGAAAGAAGTAACTGTTAACGGTATCGTTGGTCACATGGACTGTAAGATAGATGGTGAGGTTGTAGATATTAAAACAGCATCTAACTTTGCATTTAAAAAGTTCAGTACTGGCTCGTTAGTTGACGATGACCCTTTCGGATATATCGCACAGTTAGCAGCTTATGAAACTGCTGAAGGTACAGAGGATGGTGGTTTCTTAGCAATCAATAAAGAGTCAGGTGAGCTGGCTTTATTCAGACCGGGGCCTTTCTCAAAGCCCAACATTAGTAAGCACATAGATAACCTTAGAGTATCAATAAAAAAAGAAACACCTCCTGATAGATGCTATGAAGATATAGCTGATGGCGTTAAAGGTAACAAGCGGTTGGCTTCAGGCTGTACCTATTGTTCTTTTAAAAACAAATGCTGGGCAGATGCTAACAACGGTAAAGGCTTAAGAGCTTTTAAATATTCTACAGGTTTAAAATATTTTACAAGGGTAATTGCCACACCTAAAGTTGAGGAAATTTATATATGAATGGTCGTGTCGCTAAAAGAATTCACAATCAATCAAAAGCTATTGCAACAGAGTGGCTGAAGTCTATGCTCTCTGAGACAGAAGCTGCTAAGGTTACTGTTAATAATCTACCTAAGACTAACGCTTACTCTTATTTAAACGGTACAGCTTACTCAATGCCTTATTCTTTGAAAGGTTCTTCGCGTATCATAAAGATGATTATTAAACGCAACCCACTTACACTCATTGAAAATATAACTGCTGCTACAATTTCAGAGTATATAAGAGCTACTAAAAGATCATGATAGTAGAAAGCCAACCAGAAGATATGATACTTATGCTTGCTAATTTCTTTGTAGTTGAGAAATCTACAATGAGAGAAGTACCCATTGAGATTGTACAACAGCTACTCGTACTGTTAGAATTAGAACTCATTAAACGGAAAGGCGCTATTCACTAATGAGCAGAAAACCTAGAAAAGTTAGACCAGTAGATCCTGATAAACCCAGTGACTACGATTCAAAATGGGAAAAAACCCTACATAATACTATCTTAAAGGATTGGATACATCATGATGACACTGTTCCTTACACAGTAAATCACGTATACCACCCTGATTTTGTACGTGTGATAAAACGTAAGAAGATTTTATTAGAATCTAAGGGACGCTTCTGGGACTATGCTGAGTTTAGTAAGTACATATGGATTAGAAAAGCTTTGCCTGATGACATAGAGTTAGTGTTCTTATTTGCAAACTCATCAGCGCCTATGCCACAGGCTAAGCGTAGGAAAGATGGCACAAAACGTAGCCACGGTGAATGGGCTACAGATAATAACTTTAGATGGTATACCGAAGAAACATTACCTGACTCATGGAGAAGCGAGTATGAAGAAGAACAGGCTGAATGATGCAACACCTGATCAGTGGGACTCAGCGTGGAAGGCTAGTTATAAAAGCACTTTAGTGGCTGATACCTTAGAAGCTTTAAAGCTCTCTAAAGATTTAGGAACTTATGATATTGTTAATAAACCTAAGCATTACAATTCTGGGGAAGTAGAATGTATTGTTGCTATGCAATCCATGTTAACTCCAGAAGAGTTCAGAGGTTATCTGCGTGGCAATT